AAATTTATCAAAAAGTTTTGCATATACTAAACTTGCTTCTGAGATAGATAGTTGTGATGATAAAGATATATTGAGAAATATCGCAAAAGCATTTTGTAAATTATATTATAAACAACAAGAAACCATGCAGGTTATAGGTATTCCAAATGGCAACTAAAACGATTACTTTTGACCCAACCTCTGGAGTTCCATATGGAGTTAATCTGACAATATATGGTGGAACAGATTTTTCTGCCACGTTTAATGTAAAAACTACATCAAGTGCGGCATTTGATTTGACAAGTTACACAGGATCAGCAGCAATTTCAAAGAGTGTTGCAGTTGGTGCCACTCTCGGAATTACAACAGCATTTACTGTTGGATTCACTAGTGCTTTTGATGGTGTAATGAACTTTTCTTTGACCGATACTCAAACTAGAAATCTGACAGAAGGTAGATATGTTTATGATGTATTAGTTACTCTTGGATCAACAACATATCCATTGGCTCGTGGAAATGTTTATGTTTACAATCCAGTTTCTTCTTGACCCTAAATACAGTTAGGAAACTTGTGAATAAATGGCACAACCAGCAAGTAGATCGGATCTAATTAACTATTGTAAGAGGCAACTTGGGGCACCTGTCCTTGAGATTAATGTTGCTGATGAGCAAGTAGAAGACTTGGTGGATGATGCACTGCAATATTTTCACGAAAGACATTTTGACGGTGTAGTCCAAACTTTTTTAAAATATAAAATAACGCAAGAAGATATTAACAGAGGGAGATCTAGAGGCGGAAGTGCTGTAGCAGGAATTGTAACGACAACGGCATCCTCTACTATTAATGGATCCTCAGTATCTTTTTCTTTTGAAGAAAACAGTAATTATCTCCAAGTCCCATCATCGGTTATTGGAATCAATAAAATTTATAAATTTGATGGATCAAACACTGTAACAAATAATATGTTCAGTGTCAAATATCAATTGTTTTTAAATGATATTTACTATTGGGGATCCACTGAAATTTTAACCTATGCAATGGTAAAAACATATCTTGAGGATATGGATTTTGCATTAAACACTGAAAAAATGATCAGATTTAATCAGAGACAAGACAGACTATACTTGGATATTGATTGGGGTTCTATTACTGTTAACGACTACATTATTATTGATTGCTATAGATTATTAGATCCAAATGATTATTCCAGGGTTTGGAATGACTCTTTCTTGAAAAGATATTTGACTGCTCTCATAAAAAGACAGTGGGGACAAAACCTCATTAAATTCCAAGGGGTAAAACTTCCAGGTGGAATTGAATTAAATGGAAGACAAATTTATGATGATGCAGAAAAAGAATTGGAAAATATTAGAGAAGTGATGTCAAACACATATGAGTTGCCACCACTAGATATGATAGGTTGATCATATGTTAAATCCATTTTTTACTCAAGGTACAAAAGGTGAACAAAACCTTGTTCAGGATTTAATTAATGAGCAACTAAGAATGTACGGTGTAGATGTTTTTTATCTACCTCGAAAATATTTGACCGAAAACACAATCATCAAAGAAGTTGTCCAGTCTAAGTTTGACATGGCACTTCCTTTGGAAGCGTATGTAAACAATTTTGACCAATATGAGGGTGCAGGTGCTCTTTTATCAAAGTTTGGAGTTGAAGTAAAAGAAGAAATAAGACTTACAATTTCAAGAGAGAGATTTGAAAACTATATAACCCCTCTTATCGAAGATCAAGCAAATATAAAATTATCAACCAGACCAAAGAGTGGTGATTTAATTTGGTTTCCACTTGATGATAGAATTTATGAAATTAAAGACGTTGAAAGAGCAAGACCATATTATCAACTTCAAAGTCTGTATGTTTATGAACTTTCTTGTGAACTCTTCCGTCTTGAAGATGAAATTATTGCAACAGGAGTTGCTGATATTGATGACAATATTATTGGAGGTGAATATGATGGGCTTACTGCTGATGGTTTAAACACTATTCAAGGACCAACACAAACACTTACTTTGGTTGGAGCAGCAGTTACTGCAACTGCAACTGCTGCAGTGTTTGCTGGTGGTGTAAGACTGTTTACAATTACAAATAGAGGTGGTGGGTATACCAGCATTCCAACTGTTGGAGTTTCTTCCGCCCCAGCAGGAGGAACAACTGCTGTTGGAATTGCTTCCATGATTGGAGGAATTAATGTTTGCAATCTCAACGTAAATCCAAAAGCACAATCTGTTCAAAGAGTTGATATTGTAAACTCTGGTGCAGGTTACACGGTTGCTCCATCAGTGGTATTTACTGGAGGTGGAGGAGGAACTGGAGCTGCAGCAACAGCAACTATTGGGGATGGTGTTGTTGGTATCATTACTATTACTTCTAGTGGTGGTGGATACACTGTGCCTCCAACGATTTCATTTACCGATGAAATATTTGAAACGGGTGTTACGACAGTATCTGCTGCTGCAACTGCGGTTGTCAGTGCTGCAGGAACAATCTCTGCGATCTATCTAACAAATACTGGTCTTGGATATTCTGTAGCACCAACTGTTGTCATTGGAAATCCATTAAGTTCTGGATCTGGAACTTTCCAGTTCAACGAAATTGTAACTGGTTCGACTAGTGGAACAACTGCAAGAGTTAGAGTTTGGAATGCTTCTTCAAATACTCTTGAAGTTGGTACGGTTTCTGGCGAATTTACAACAGGAGAAACTATTGTCGGATCTACCTCTGGTGCCTCTTATCAATTAAGAGTTGTTGACATTCAACCTATTGATGATGGTTTTGCAGATAACTTTAATATTGAAACTGAAGCAGACTCTATTTTAGACTTTAGTGAGCAGAATCCGTTTGGCATTCCCTAAATAGAATTACCTTATGGTAAGATAGTGTAGGTTTAGACATGTTTGAATATTTTTACAACGAAATTTTGAGAAGAACCATTATATCTTTTGGAACTCTTTTCAATGATATTACAATCAAACATAAGGACTCTTCTGATGCTATAACCAGCACTGTTAAAGTACCTTTAGCCTACGGACCTACACAAAAGTTTTTAGCAAGAATAGAACAATCTCCAGATTTAAATAAACCATTTGCCATTACTTTACCAAGAATGTCATTTGAGTTTATTGGATTGACTTATGATCCTAGTAGAAAGGTAACAACAACTCAGCAGTTTAAGGTTAAAGATCCGAACAACAGCACTGAAGTAAAAAAATCATACATGCCTGTTCCTTATAACATGCAGTTTGAACTTTCAATTATGACTAAATTGAATGATGATGCACTTCAAATTGTTGAACAAATTTTACCATATTTTCAACCAGCATATAATTTAACTGTTGAATTAGTTGAGTCAATTCAAGAAAAGAGAGATATTCCTGTTGTTCTTGAAAATATTACTATGCAAGATGATTATGAAGGAGACTACTCTACAAGAAGAGTTCTTCTTTATACTTTAAGATTTACTGCAAAAACATATCTGTTTGGTCCTACAACTGCAGCAACAAAAGATATCATCAAAAAAGCTACTGTCAGTTATCTTACAGGAACAGATACTTCAAATACTACCAGAGAAGTTTCATACTCTTCAGAACCAAGAGCAATCAAAAATTATACTGGAGATGTTGCCACTCAACTTAGTGAAGATATTACTGCAATAATAAAAACCTTTACGGTTGATGATGCAAGTGTCTTTACTGCTTCCACATATATTACCATTGATGATGAAGAAATGTACATCAAATCAATCAGTGGCAATAAAATTACAGTTGATAGAGGTAGAGACAACACAACAGCAACTAATCACGTTAAAGGTGCTGCAATTGGCAAGATTACCGCTGCTGATGATGCTCTCATTCCAGAGGGAGATGATTTTGGATTTAGTGGTTCGTTCTAATGACTCTTAAAATGACAAAAAACTTTGATGAGTTGAATGAAACTTTCAACACTTCGGATGATATCGTTCATCCAGAAGTTGTGGAAAAGAAAATCGATAAGATAAAAAATTCTGTTGATGATATTAGAAAAGATTATGATTATACTAGAGGAAACTTGTATTCTCTTATAGAAAAGGGTCAAGAAGCAATCAATGGTATTCTTGAACTTGCACAAGAAAGTGAAATGCCAAGAGCATATGAAGTTGCTGGGCAGTTAATTAAAAATGTTGCAGATGCAACAGATAAAC